GCACAAACATAGCTTATCGTCTCCTTATCGTTTGTATTTGTTGTAATACGCCTGTATCTGCTCAGGCGTTGCTGTCGGGTTCAACAGCTTAAACATCTGGAGCTGTTCGTTCGGTACGCTCATGGCACCCGCTCCTCTTGCTGTCGCTGTTGCGCTTAAATGGTCCTTGCCTCTTGCCCTGTTCCCCGCAGCGGTACGTGCAGCCTCCAGCTGCGCCGCGTCCACCCGCTCCCGGTTACTCAGGTAATAGGCTTCTCTGAAAGACAGCCCTTTCATGACGTAATCATAGAACTGTTTGCTGTTCGGCATGTTTGCCAAATCTGCCACGGATTTAATCGTCGGGTCCACTCGCCCGATTTCCGCAATCTCCTCCTGCAGCTTTGCCTCGTTTGCTGCCTGTGCAGCCCGCTCAGCCTCCGCCTTCTGCCGGTCAAGGATATCCTGTGCAGCCTTTACCGTCGGGTTGTCCGCAATCATCGCCTGCAGGTCGTCCGCGGTCATGCTCCCGCTCTTGAGCTTCCGCTCAACTCGCGCTGCGGAGTATGCCCTGTCCCACTCCTCAAACTGGTCCATGTTTGTTATATCTTCCCCGGTAATGCTGTTCTTTAGTTTCGCCTTCTCAAAGAAGGCTTTTTGCCGTTTCGCGGCCTCGGCCCGCTCTGCGTCCAGTGCGTCCTTTACTGCCTTGTCAATGGCTTCCTGCCGCTCCCGCTCCCGTCTCCTTGCCGCGTTAGCTTTCCGCTGCTCCGGTGTCTGCTCCTCTGCTTCCTCTGCGCCGGCTTCCTCAGTTCCGGTTTCCTGTGAAACCTCTGCCTCCTCTGCGGCTTCCTCCGCCGCCTGTACTTCCTGCTCTGCCGGTGCTTCCTGCTCTGCTGCCGTAACTCCAAACGCGTTGTTCAGCTGTTCTTCTGTGATTTCTGCCATAACTGTCTCCCCGGATTTTTCCGCTCTTCCATGCGTAATATTTGGATGTTTCCGCTATCCCTGCGAATGCGCAGCTCCCTGCGCCCTGTCGTTACTTACTTACCGCAGCGGAGGTCCTTGCCCTTCTTAACGGTAGCCTTCTTTGCGCTGGTGGTCTGGTGAGGTGCCTTAACCTTCTGCACGCTCTCATTGGCAATCTTGCCGATGTATGCGCTCTTTCCCTGTTCAGCCATTGTCTCGTCCTCCCTTCCTGTAGATTCCGGCATTTTTCCGCTCTTGCCCTGCGTATATGATAACCCGCTCCCGCAGGTAATCAGCGTTTAGGATTGCGCTTAATTGTCGTCTGCTTCTTCCGTGTGCCCGCGGTTTCCGCGGGCTTCACGGTCAAGCTTACGTTTTTAGGTGCTGCCTTCTTAGGCATCACATTACCCCCATGTTATTCTGTTCCTGTGGCTGCATCTCCTGCTGCGGTGCTTCTCCCGCTCCCGGTGCTGCACCCGCTCCCTGTGCTGCCTGCTGCGGCATTGCCTGCTGTGCCGCCATCTGCTGCTGCATTTGCATCATCTGCTGCTGTTGCTGCATCTGCTGCTGCAGCCGCTCCCCCAGGTAGCTTTTCGTCTTACCCGCTCCCGGATAATGCAGCTCCTGCATTTTCTCCCAAAACAGTATCAGCGTCTCCAGGCTTGCGGGGTCCCCAAATGCACCCGTCTGCAGGTTCTCGCGCGTTTCCTTCCACATCTGCTCTCGGTTGCTGGCAAGCGGAGCAGAGCTATCCACGGAAAAAAGAAACTGATCTTCCCAATACCACTCTCCGGTCTGCTCGTCCTGTTTCAGAAAATCATACCGATTGAATTCCTCGTAAACTGTGCGCCCCTTCTCGTCCTTGTAGCTCACGCTCACCGGCTCGTCACTGTATGCGAGGCGGAACTTAAACATAATTTCAAATAGCTCCGCATAAGCAGCGTCCTTCATCACGCGCTTGCTTTCCAGTCGTCCCGCAGCCTGTGCCGCGCTGAACTGCTTTGCTGCACCGCTGTTCGCTGTGCTGTCCGCGCGTCCCTGGTAGCTGTCCGTAATGCCCAGGATTTGCCGCGCTTCCTCGTATACCTGCTTCTCAAAGGCCATCTCCGCGGAAATGTCACCCTTGAATTCATAGGTTCCGATGAGGTTCTTATCGCTGGCGTTTCCTATATACCAAATCTCCTGGTCACGAGAGTCCACCCGCAGGTCCGCTCTGTCCGGCAGCGTAATGCGCGTCCCGCTCTTCAGGATACGCTCCACGATTTTCTTCTCGATGAGGTTCACCGTGTTCTGCTGCTCCTCGATTGCGTCGGCATCTGAGTTACCCAGCAGCTGCCCGTAAACGGAAACGCTCTTCTGCAGGATGATAGGATACGCGTCCGGCTTGTAGTAGGGTATCATCGTTGGCCGCATTACCGGGTTTCCGTTCTCGTCAATCCCTGCGGAAGCGCCGGGAATGCTCACCCCGCCCGGTGTCATAATCGGCAGGATAACTTCCTCGTATTCCTGCTCCGCGGTTGTCCATTCCTCGCTGCCGCACCAGGGGCAAGCGCCGCCCTTGTACTCCACGGGCTTGCCTTCCGCAATTCCCACGCCGGTCATTACGTTCTCGTCCTCTGTGCCGCCCATAAAGCTGTCCGCCATCCCCAGCGCCATGCTGCGTCCGTCCAGCGTTTCCTGCAGCTCCTGCGGGATAAGCCCGCCGTCAAAGCCCCGTTGCGGGTTCGGCAGCAGGTCGCCAAACTGCTTTACATTTGCGCTTACAAGCTGTCCCGGCAGCGGTTTGGTTCTGCCGCACTTGCTGCATACAGGCTGTCTCCGCGCCTGGTAGTTTTTCAGGTCCTCCAGCTCAACGTCGTTCACCCAGCTGTACCGGTTAATGCCGCCGTCCTCGTTGCGCTCATATCCAACGTACTGCGTCACATTATCCTCGTAGGTTTCCGCGCCTGTGCTGCGGATATCCGGCTCGCTCTCGCTCTCGCTGTGAACGTCCTTCCCGTACTTGCGCTTGATAGCGGTTTTCGTCGTCGGTATCTTGATAATAAACCAGTCCATGTCCTCCGGGCTGGTGTATACACCGGGCTGCGGCGCAAACTGCTTCGGATGAATGCAGCTAACTGCAATCTCACCCACGGTGTCGTGGGTGCTCTTAGTATTGTCCCAGTCGATGAGGAAGCCCACACCGCCCTGCAGCGGTACCGTGCGCTCGGCCATGTCGTTAATCCGCTCAAACGGCATGCGGTCCAGCTCATTGCGCAGCATGTGCTCAATGATTTCCGCCAGGTGCTCGTCCTCCCTGTGCCTCGGTGTTACCTTCGGCTGCGGGATAGAGCTGCTCACCTCGCTCTCCAGGTTTTCAAAAATGATGTTCCTGTAGTGCTTTGCGCGGTCATGTACCTCGTACCAGTCACCCGGTGCCACAAGGCCCGCGGTGCCGCGGTACAGCTCCTCTCGGTGGTCCATCTTCGCCACCTCTCCGCTGTAATTCCGGTCAGCCTCTGCAAGCCTGTCCTGCCACGTCTCCAGTTTTGTGTTCGGTGCAATCATTCTGTCGGTGTCCCCCACATCTTTTTCAGCATTTCCCGCTCAGCTGCGGAAGCATGCCTGTAATCCTCCCACTGGTCCCTTGTCCAGCGTACTCCGCCTCCTGCAGCTTCAGCCTTCACAGCTGTCGCCTGCTGCGGTCTTATGTAGTGTGCAATGGCAAGTGCCATTACAAGGTCGTCGTGCTCTCCCTGCTCCGCCTGTGCCTTCCAGTTTTCGTCGTAAACAAAGGTCAGCATCTCGCCCAGGGTGTCATAGTCTGTAATCGTCTCGCAGCACTGGTGTACCACGTCCTTCAAGCCGTCGATAATCAGCGGTCTTGTTTTGGTGTTGGTGTTAAAGCCGAATGCCTCCACCAGCTTCCCGGTGTAGGTGTCCACCCGCTCACGGACGTATAGATTCGTATAGCCCATATCCTCCAGCACAAGCTCAGGATACGTGCTGTAGTTTGTCTCAATGCCTATCAGCGCGTCATTGTAGTATCGCCCCAGGCAATACATTTGCTCTGCATATTCCCGCTCGCCGTATTGGTGGTGCAGCACTGCTACCTGCTCACCGCTGCGGTTGTCCAGCACCTGCCCTACAAAAGCGTCGCTGCCTGTGCCGGCCGTGTCTCCGCCTATCACATACGGCGCACCCTTCTCAGGCTTTTTCAGTATCCGTATCGGCCCGCTCTTTTCCTGCACCCATCGGTAGCTCACAATCGCGCCGGCACTGTTTTTCTCCGTGCGGAAGCTTCCCCGCTCCCACTTTAGCCCGCTCACGCGGTTCCTCTGCAGCACCAGCTTCTCCTGGTCAAAGGCGCAGCGGCCCGTGCTGAGGAATGCCTCGTCCGGTGT